TGATTCTCAGAGCAGCAACTAGGGAAATGCAGAACATGCATGATGACGTTGTCGGTATTAAAGACCTAGAGCCAAGAAATGTCGCTCCACTTGAAACAGGATTTACCGACAGAGAACTAATGTCTGTTAAAAAATACAGAAGAGTCAGGGTTGCGTAAAATGCGCGTACGGGTTGAAGTAAACACGAACGATGCACAGGAACTCCTGCAAGACGTAAGAGACAGAGTGGAAGACTTGCGCCCTGTTTTTAGAAGAGCAAAAAAAGATTTATCAGACATCTACACAAAACATTTCTTATCTAACGGCAGTGGTAAATGGGCTCCGCTAGATGCCGAATATGGGGCATGGAAGTCTGTTCGTTTTCCAGGTGCACCAACACTTGTTAGGTCTGGCGGATTGTTTAAAAGTATTGAAACATTTTCAGTTAGCGAAATAAATCGTCAATCAGCGAGATTTGGTACCGACGCACCAGTGGCAAAATTTCATCAATATGGAACCTGGAGCATGCCAAAACGTGAGATTATTTTTGAACCTCCTATGTTTGCAAAGAAACTAGCCAAAGATGCTGAGCGCTACATCGCCGAGGGCAACTAATGGAACTGATGTACGGTGCTCAATTTGCCAAGGCTTATGTTAATTCTTACCTTAGTGACGATATTCCTATAAGAATTATTGACTACAGAAATGGCTGGAACGCAGACGATGAGCAACTCCCAACTCCGGTCAAGTTTCTTACTTACGAGCCGATTGCTTTAGACGAATGGCCAACAATAATAACCGTTGTCATGTCAACCAACAGAATTGAAAGAATCGGGTATTCCGACTCCAACCCCCTCTACAGGGTTAACTACACAATGCGCACCTACGTATGGGTTAGAGATGTTGGTTCCGCAGAAACAACACTAATGAGAGACAGATTCACGACGGTCGTTAGGTCGGCTCTTTTAGATTACCCATGTCTAAAAGCAACAGACCCACAAGAAACGTTTCGCTTGCAGATAGACGAAGGCTCAATGCAGGAACAATTTTCTGACTTAACGCTCCTCAAGGGGGACAGAGTCCTTGCTGGGGCATACATATCTTATGACTTATCTATTGACGAAGTTGTTGACAGAAGACCACTCGCTGATGCATCTTCTGTTGTAATTGAATTTAGTAATCTAGACTTAACGCCGTAAATAGTGATGTACACTAATTAAAGTCAATCAGGAGCAAAAATGACCCATTCACACAAAGTTGAAAAAATCAAAGGCCAATCCGACTTTGAAAATGACGGCTCTGGACATATTGTTGTCAAGAATATTTCCGGAAGAAATATAACTATTGGTTTGCCCCCTGTTTTGCTATACCCGGAGGATGAAGCATTTTCTTGCGACGATAACCCGGAAATCCTTTCTGCCGTAAAGTCTTACAAACTTGAAATTGTCAAGACAGAAGAAACAAAAGAAAAGTCCAAAAAAACAAAAATTGAAGAAACAAAAGTTGAAAAAGTAAAAGAAGAAACTTTAACAACAGTTGCAGATTCTACCGAGCAAGTTTCTGTACAATTAGACTTGCCAGACGACAGTAAGACGCTTAACAGCGACGAACTTTAAGACACGGAGGTCACATGCCAGGCGTAACAATTACTACAGCAGTTAGAACAGGTCCTACAAGCACAACAGTGCGCGCTTCGTCGCAGGCATTTTTCGTTGGACTCGCTGAGCGCGGTCCTGCTGATGAGGCAGTTCTCGTAACAAGCCTTGCAGAGTTTGAAGAAACATTCGGTGGATATGTAACATATGCATACCTTCACCCAACCGTTCAAACCTTCTTTGAAGAAGGTGGCACACAGTGCTACATCGCAAGAGTCGTAGGACCTGGCGCAACTTCGGCACAAGTCCTTCTTAACGTAGGTGGTGTAGGTGGTGCTAACTGTATTCGCCTTACGGCAAATGGCCCTGGTACATGGGCACACGATATGGATATTGAAGTTGTTGCTAGTGGCTCAAGTAAAAATATTAAGTTGTACTACAACGATGTTCTTGTTTTTGCAACAGGACTCAAGTCAACAACGTTGCAACTAGTTACCGCAATTAATAGTAGTGCCATTGCCTCAAAGTACATGACGGCTGTAAAGTTGACAGACGGAATGCCAGAAGTCAGTGCAGTAACAGCGTTTGGTGCTGGAACTTTTGTTGATGGTGATGACGACAGAACTGAAAACACGGTTGATACTACATTCACAGCATTTTCTACTGCTCTTTCTTTGTTCAACGATTCTTTTGGACCTGGTGCAGTTTCTTGCCCAGAGACAAACGCAATCAACGCAGACCTAATTGCTCACGCAAACACATACAACAGAATTGCAATCTGCCACCTTGCAGAAGCAGCAACGGGAATTACCGCAGCAGCAGCATCACTTGCTGCTGAAACGGGTTCTGAGCATGCCGCCCTCTACTATCCTTGGGTTTACGTTCCAACAGACGTTGCTGGTGTAACAAGATTGATTCCACCAGATGGTTACGCTGCTGGAAAGCGTGCACTTGCACACAACCAGACTGGCCCTCATCAGCCATATGCTGGTCTCATCTCTGCTGCTCGTTTTGTTACTGGTGTTGAAGTTGATGTCAATAGAACTCTTGGAGACTCGCTTGATACAGACTACGTAAACGCAATCAGAATTATTGCCAACACGGTAAGAATCTACGGAGCGCGCTCTCTTTCACTAGACACAGAAAACTTCAGATTTATTACGACTCAAGATACGGTCAACAGCGTTGTCGCTGAGGCTAACGCTTCAATGGAAGACCTAATCTTCGCCGTTGTTGATGGTCGCGGTGGTTTGTTCTCCTCAATTGAGGGAAGACTGACCGGAATCTGCGAAAGAATGAAGGCTATCGGTGCTCTTTACGAAGCACTTGATGTCAACGGAAAACTTATTGACCCTGGTTACTCGGTCAAGTGCGACGCTTCAATCAATACGACTGCACAACTTGCAGGAGGAACAGTGAAAGCGCAACTCGGTGTACGAGTTTCGCCAATCGGTGACAAGATTGAAGTTACAATTGTCAAATCAAATCTAACAGCAACTGTTACAGTATAATCAGGAGTAAGCGATGGCTAAAGTATCACAGAGGCAAATCCTCGCAGAAATTGCGCCAATTGGCGCTAATTCACCAAAATGGACAGGTTTTAGATTTGCCCAGGTTTCAGGTGGAGAAATCACCGCATCCGTTGAGAAAATCTACCCAGGTGGAGCAAAGTTCCCGGAAGTTCTTTGTGCACCAGCAGAGATTGGTGACATTACACTTACTGCTCACTACGATGACGACAGAGTGGAATCAGACACCCAAACCGGTATCGCAGCCAAGATTAAGACATTGAGACCGCTTATTGGTCGCGTGTACTACGACGTAACTGTCACAACGTACGACTGCGACATCAAAGTTCAAGGTCTTGACCGCACCTATGCAAATTGCCTTCTCGTTGGAATGACTGAACCAGACGGTGATTCATCATCTGGTGCTCCAGCAACGTTTGCTCTCACATTTGCTGTTCAAGGCGTTGTCTAAAAATTAAATAAACGTTTTACAGCCTAGTTGCGCCATCCATGTGATGTTGTGCTAATGTGCTGTCATGACAGAAAATAACTCCCTTTATACCGAGCCTGATTCCCCGAAAAAGGCTGAGCCAAAGACTTCATCAATTCAAAAGATTGAAGAACCAAATGTCCTTTCACGCCTTAAAGAAGTGATTCAAAAGAAAGTTGAACGACCAGTCGTTCGTCTTGACGTGCCAGAACGTCCAGGTGTTTCTTTGCGAATCAGCCCAAACATTACGCAACACCAATTGCGTCAGTGGCGTAAGAACTCCGGAGAAGACAGCAAGGCCGGAATGGACTCCATTAAGTTCTCCTGCTACGTAATCGGAAGCACCACCGTAGGTATCGTTTTTGATAACGAAGAAGTTTATGACGAGAATGGCTACACGATGAACTTCGCAGCAGCCGACATTCTTGCGATGACAGATACAACTAGACCAATCCCAGAAGCAGTTCGTGCCTTCTTTGGTGTAGACCCTCACCTTGAAGCCGCCGCTTTGGCGATTCTTGACGCTTCCGGTTACTCGGATACAATTGACACCTCGGACCCTACGACGGAGTCTTCGGGGAGTTAGTAAATGACCCCCTAATCGTCTCTGCTGCGCGATTAGGTGAACTGTTTGGAACAGACCCTGTAAGACTCCTTGATTGTAGCGATGATGAATGGTTGATACGCCTTGCTTGTGCTAAAGTGGTTTCTAACGACCGCGAAGAACAACAAAAAGCGCAAAAAGCGTAAAAACCTTTGGTCGCTCATGTAATTCTGGAGTAGCCCATGGCCGAAGCGAAAATTGAACTACAGATTGATGTAGACGGTGCTGCTAGGGCTAAAGCACAACTCAAGAGCGTTGAAAGTTCTGTTGACAAACTTGAGAGAAGAATCAATAAAATTGGTTCTGGTTTTGCGTCAAGCACTGGCGGGGGCGCAGGCGGGGGTGCTGGCGGTTCTAGTCCTATTACAAAAACCCTCGTTAAATGGAAACGCTCTTTTGACCAATTTGACAAAGCAATCAAGATGGTTGGAACCGTCGGATTAAAAGGTTTGAGTCTTTCCCTAAAAGGTGCCACAATAGAAATGGCACTCATGGGTGCTGCAATGCTAGGTGTTCATGCTGCGTTCCTGCTGGGTAATGGAGCCATGAAACTCATGAGGTCTACTATGGGTCCACTTGCTGCTGGTATGGCCGCTGTAGTGGCTGCTGCGGCTGCTGCGTCGGCTGCAATACGTGAACAGCAAGCCGCAATGTTTGCGTACAAAACGACCAGCAAAGGTCAGTTCGGTTCTAGCCTCAACCAAACAAGACAAGTCATGCGTGGTCTTCATGCTGACGTGGACCTTGCTTCTGTTGGCGTAGAAAATCTAAACGTTGCTTTTGCCACCATCTCAAAAACTTCAACCTTCACAGGAAAAAGCCAAGGGCTTCTTAAAGGACTCATGGACTTCGCTTCAGCAGGTCAGCCGATTGAAGAAGGAATTAAAAAAGCAGCAGACCTGGTTGCGCTTCTTCAAGATTCAAAGAAATCATTCTCTGAAGCAAAAGTTTCCGCACAAAAACTATTTCCTGATAAAGCAAAAGTTGACGAAGCGTTTAAGAAGTTAAAAATAACTAACAAGAAATCTCTTGAAGCAGCAATCACCTCTGGTGAACTTTCAAAGGCTGCTGGTCTTGAAGGTCAGTTTGAAGCAGTGTCCGGAACGTTGATTAGCAAACTTAAAGGATACTTTAATCTTCTTAAAGTTCAATTTGGAGACATGGGTCAACCGCTTCTGGAGCCAATTAAAGAATCAATGTTTAAGATTTTCAATATTCTTAGTCGTGGGTTTGCAAAGATTTCAGGAAGCACACAAAGATTCGGCATGACGTCAATGCTTGATGGTCTTGTAAGCATGGTTCAAAAACTTACAGACCTTTCAGTTAACTTGATTAACGAAAACCTTGGCTCTGTTACTGGAATGTTTAACAAGATGGCTGGATGGTGGAAAGAGTTTAGATACGGCTGGGATGCCACGCTTGACAGACTAAGACCATTCATAGATGGTGCGCGTGTAATTGAAAGCATGTTTGGCGCAATTTGGGTGCATGTAAAGAATGTTGCCGCATCAAGTTTTGGACAGTTCAATGATTGGCTAGTAAATAACAAAGCAACCGTAATTGAGTTCGGAGATAGAATTGGTGAACTCATTGGCGAGATAATGAAGTTTCAAGCAGAAATGAAAAAGTTGCTACAAGACTTAATGCCTTTTATTAACGATGTTGTCAATGGTATTTCTGCGATGGTTAGCCAAATGACAAGTTTCAT